AGTCTGTCAAACAGGTTGAAGGCAAAGTTCTTTATGACCTAGATGAACAAGGCAATGTGATTGGTATTGAGTTTCTTTTTGCACCAAAGAACTGGCTTATCAAAGGAGAGAACAAGTGACAAGCAAATGGAAGTATTGGGGAACTAAAACCAATGCTGTTTATGAATCTTTTGTTCAGTTGCGTTCAGACAAAAAGGCTGCTCAAAAAGCCTTTTGGGTTTGGTACAAAGAACAAAAAGCCCAAGCGTGGCAAGAAGGTTATGATGCCGCTTTGTCGACAGATAACCCTTACCTAGAAGGAGAGAACAAGTGAGTGATAAGGAAATCGTAGTCAAGCCAACTGATACTAAAAATGAAGTCAAGTTTGGTTGGTGCAAGACGGGATACCATACGCTATGTTTGAAGATGTCATCAACGCATACTTGCGCTTGCGATTGCCATAAGGAGGAAACATCGTAGATTATAAGTTCAAGCGTAAGCCACGAGGAACGCACTGTGCAAAAGGACACGAGTTCACTGACGATAATACTTTTACTCGTGCCTACGACAACGCTAGGGTATGTAGAGAGTGTCGTAAGCAGTATGCTAGAGAAAAGTATCAACGCAATAAGGATAAGAATGGTGGAGTAGCACGAGTTCGCAAGGACAAGCAACCAATCTTTGAGATGTTTGAGTTCTCGCAAGACCCAAACGCCAAACAACTATGGCGTGAGTTACAAGCAGGGCTATCTAAAACCACAACGCCTTGCCTTGGAAAGCCGGAGTTTTATGCAGATAAATCTCTGGAAGTTTCAGTTGACAAAGCAGAGGAAATGTGTTATACTTGTCCTCTAATCAAACTTTGCTACGACTATGCTGTTGCTGATAACATCACTGCAGGCATCTGGGGTGGAGTTCATTTCGATATTATAGAGGAGGCATTGTTTGAGTCTGAGTGACGCACAAGTAAAGCAACTAGCGGTAGACTTGTTCAAGCAGAAGTCTGAGCGAGATAAGCAACACAAAGTAGGGGCAAGCAATATCTCTGACCCTTGCACGCGCCACCTAGCACACGCTTTGGTGGGAACACCTGAAGCAGAATCTAAGTATTGGATGGGAGGTAAGATTGGAACTGCAATCCACGGGTTTCTTGAACACAGCATTGATGGTTCTGATGACGCTATTTTCAGCGATGCTATGGTTGAACGCAAAATCACCCTTGGCGAGATTGATGGTTACGGCATTGTTAGCAGTAAGCCTGACCTCGTTCTGCCTAGTGTTCGTCATCTAGTAGACTGGAAGACAACAAGCAGAAGCAAGGTAAAGAAGTTACAGAACCTTGTTGATGGGCTAAAGGATGATGCTGAGTCTGAGTATACTTTGCAAAAATATATTGGCCAGACACAGCTGTATGCTTGGGGTTTGAATAACTCCGGCATCCCGATTGACACTGCAACTCTGGTGTTCATCAATCGTGATGGAACTTATGAGAATGATATCTGGACTTACTCTGTGCCATATGATGAGGGCTTTGCTCTTGCGTTATGGAATCGAGTAAGCAATCTATGGCAAGCCCTAGAAGATGGCTCTCATCCAAACGATTACCCTGAAACAAAATATTGTTTCAAATGTGCTGTAGGTATTTGACTACAAGCATCAGATGTGTTATAATATACATCCAACGTAAATGATTCCATAAGGAGGAACACATGACTGATAAAGTCGAGGCCGTAGTGCCACCGCAGACTGGAACGGATTTTCCAGCACCAGCCTTTATGAAGTTGATTCGTAAAGCAGAGACCCTAAACAAGCCAAAGTCCATCTTGCTCTACGGAGATGCAGGTCGTGGTAAGACTTGGCTTGCAGCATCAATCTCTGAGGTAAAGGACTTTGGCCCTGTGCTTCTTATTGATGTTGAGGGCGGTTCATCTGCAATCGCTCGTGACTTCAAGGATGTGGATGTTATCCAGATTGAGAAGCACGAACAGTTCCAGCAGGTATTTGACTGGCTACTTAGTGGCGAGACCAAGTATAAGACTGTCATCGTAGATACCATTGGTGTTGTGATGGACAGGGCTGAGAAGTTCTTTGGTGAGAAGCCAGAGAATAAGGGCAACAAGTTCGGTAAGTGGGGAGACCTAAAGAACTGGGCTAACGATGTATTTCGTTCGTTCCACACTGCACCATTCGTGAGCATTGTTATTGCTCATGCGCTTGATGACAAGGATGAAAACAGTGGTGCTGTAAAGACTACTGCTATGCTTCCCGGCTCATTCAAGAGCACTCTACCATCCATTCCAGACATCGTTGGTTACATGACCATCGAGGTATCAGAAGATGGCAAGCCACAGCGTGTGCTTGTGGTTGGCCAGTCAGACCGCTTGGTTACCAAGAACCGCTTTGGTCTACCAGCAAAAATCTACAACCCTTCCATGAAGTCCATCATGGAATTAATCAATCAAGGAGGTAAGTAATGAGTAACATCACTCTGAACATCACAGAGGAGGCTCTCGCTTCAACTGGTGGAGATTATGCACCAATCCCAGATGGTAGTTACAACGCAACCATCTTCAACGTGGTATCCGAGACCGTAAGGTCTGGCCCTAACGAGGGTAAGCCACGCTTCAACATCCAGTTCAAGATTTCCGATGCTCCATACGGAAACCGCCGAGTCTTCAGTTACGTTCCACTTTACGTTGCTAAGGACTTCTGGAAGACCAAGGCGTTCTTCTCCTCGCTAGGGATTGACATGGCGGCAGGTAAGTTTGTTGTGCCAGAGCCAAACGAGTTGCTTGGTAAGGCAATCGGCGTTCGCGTAAAGACTGGTGTAGACCAGAACAACCAGCCACGCAACGAGGTTGCTGGCTTCGACAAGGCAGTAGAGGGTGCGGAGACCCTCTTGGCATCGCTTGGTGCTACTGCTGTTGGCGATGTATGGTAGCCTAAATGGGCGAGTCCTGAGACATGACCTAAAACTGTCTCACAAGCCCCAACTGGGTTCCACGCTTTTCTCTCTCCTCCTTTGTGCGTGTGACTAGGTTCGATTCCTAGATGGGGCACTAGCCTATCTGTTAAAAGATGATTCTAGACAATCGCTTTTGGTGGGTAGTGGGGTCATGACCCTGACTTGGCGTGGCAAGTTGCATATAGCCCACGACATATTGCCCCTTAGCTCAATGGCAGAGCAGGAAGCTGTTAACTTCAAGGTTGTTGGTTCGAATCCAGCAGGGGCAGCAAGGAGAAAGAAAACAAACAAAGGAGGATTTATGCAGACGGTTGACTTTTTAGAGTCAGTCTATGGCGATGCTAAAGGCATTGCAACCATAGTGACACGAGGCATCACAGGTGAACTGACGGAGCAAAAGTTCTTCAACTATCCAGAGCAAAAGAATGATATGATTAATCTATCAATCTCTCATGCCACTGATGATGTATACTATTCCCCAATCCTATTCAACGCTCCGCGCCGTATCAAAGAAAATGCAAAGACCGTTCATGTAATCTATGCTGATGCTGATACCTGTGCCCCAGAAAACTTCCTCGTTGAACCATCCATATCTGTCCAGACCTCTGAGGGGCACTGGCACACTTACTGGATTTTGGAGAACGAGGTTGACCCACAAGTTGCAGCCCTGCTGGCAAAGAAGATTGCCTATGCACACAAGCACCAAGGCTGTGATACTTCGGGATGGAATACTACAAAACTACTCCGTATTCCAAACACAATGAATATGAAACCCGGCAAGAGTTCGCCAGTTACTGCAACTACTAATGGTGCTATCTATACACTAGATGACCTTGAGTTGCACTATGGCGATGTAGCAGTGGAGCCAATCCGCGAACTGTCACTTGATGCTCTGCCAGATACATGGCCAGACTTAATGAAGACTATGGCAAAGCTGAAAAGCACGCCTGAGATTATGGGCCTGTATCTGGAAGAGCCATCGCCTAGTGCGGATATGTCCAAACTGCTATGGAAACTTGAGGTTGCATTATTCAAGCAGGGTCTTACTGCTGAAGAAGTATTTGTTGTAGTGCGTAATGCAAAGTGCAACAAGTATCACTCACCTACTCGCCCAAAGCGTCTCGATGCTGATGGTGACCTATGGCGTGAAGTCCAGCGTGCTGGCTCATCTTATGCACAAGACCCTGCTAGTGTTCCACTAGATACCAGTGACCTTGAGAAGCCAGTAGACTTTACGGCAATCAGGCCACTATTCCTAAATGAGCAAGAGCGTTCGCTAGTAAATAGCGAGCGTTCTTTTATTGACATCTATCGTGATTGGGCTTGCTCAAAGACCGATGGTGCTATCGCATATCAGAACGCATCCGCTTGGACCTTATTGTCCTGTGTGTTTTCTGATATCGGCTTTGCTGTTCCAAAGTTTGGCAAGATGGGTTTGAATCTTTGGTTTATGGTTCTTGGTGAAACCACCTTGACTCGTAAGTCAACCAGTCGAAACCTAATGCTAAGGGCAATCAGAACCTATGAGAAGTTCTCAGGGTATCAGATTGACATTGGTTCGGATGCAACTCCAGAAGGCCTTACGGCTATCCTTGGAGAGCGTGATGGTCAGACTTCGTTGCTTCACCGTGACGAGGTTCAGGGTATGTTTAAGGACTTTATCAACAAGACATACATGGCCTCAGCAGCAGAGCGATTTACTGAGTTGTATGATGGTCACGTTCCTGTGACTATTCGTTCAACTAAGGGTAAGACTCAGACAGAGCGAGCAGAGACTAACTTTGTTATGTATCTGATGGGTATTACTAGCAAGACTGCTGACGTTCTAACTACTGAATATTTCCGGTCTGGATTCCTAGCACGTTTCATTTATGTAACTGCACCAACACCTCCTCGCACGAGGGAGTCTGAGGATATCCAGCAGGCTGATGAATATGAAGTTATTGTTCGTGATGACGCTCTTGAGGATATGATGCGCCGTCTCTCTGAGGCAGTCATGTTCTGGCAGAAAAAGGGTGGACCATCGCCTCGACCAATCAGGTTGAGCGATGCAGCAATAGAACGATTCAACCAGTATAAATGGGAGATGGGAAACTACGCTGAGAACCATCCAGAAAAGGAATCAATCGAGCCATCTCGCCAGCGACTGGCACTATCCGTTTGGAAGTGTGCAGTATTGCTTGCGATGTATGACAAGTCTGAGGAAGTAGAACTGAAGCACCTGCTTACTGCTATCTATTACTCAGAGGATTGGTTCTGGAACCTAGTCCAAATGGCTGGAGCAATCTCTGCTTCTGAATGGCAACGTGATGTAGATAGGCTAGAGGCTCTTATCGTAGATAAGGGTGGCCGTATGCGTTACGAAGATGCTTACAAGAAGTTCAACAACAAGCGTAAGCGTGAGTTCGATGAGATGGTTCAAGCACTTTACTCTCAGGCTAGAGTTCAATCTGTAGTAGAGAATCAGAAGACCTATCTGGAGGTGATTGTGAATGGATAGAGCAAGGGAACTTGTTATCGCACAAGCATTGAATGAGGCAATCTGGTTACGAGATAACG